CTTTGATCTTGATTGTTTTTGGTTTACCTGCTTTATTTGCAGAGACAACGTAATCGATATTCTTTACGTTGTGGAAGTATCTTGGAGTAGCCATCAGTATCCTACGTTTGTTGGTGCACTGTCATGATCATTACGAGTAATGACATCGACCTCAGTGAAGGTCAACGCGAGTGATGTTACGATCGGCATACCGTCATTGAATGACATATGCATTGACATACCTGAGTTAGACTGAACCGCAACGTTCGTCAGTGCTGCTCTTTTGAATGCATTCATGTTACGGTTCTGTCCTGCGCCAGACATATAAGTAACCTGCCATACCATAGGGATCTTATACATCCCTGATTCTTTCAGTTCGGGCGCACTCCACTTTTTGAATTCAAGGATAATATTATTCACTACAGCTGCCTCTGCTGGTGACTTGGGAACAAAGGTATAGTTGAATGAGAAACCACGAACCTTAGGGCCATTGTAGAGAAGTTCAATATTGGGATTGAAGATCTCCCCTCGTTGCATGGCCATCAATTGATTGGGCTGTACTCCGGCCATTCCTGCAACTAGTCCCACACCCATCTGTTGTAGCGCACCCCCTGCATTCTGTTTCGCACTAGACAGCGCTCCCTTCATACGGTCTACTGCCATACCTGCAGATGCCTTTGCACTCTCGACACTACTCAGGTCTGCATCCATCATCGCTCCTGCTGCCTGTGATGCAATGTCTCTCTTCAGGGCTCCAAGAGGACCAGGGAAACTATGGGACCCCCAGTCATTAGCCTGACTAACAGACGGTGTGGTACTGGGCATATACAGAACAATAGATGCACCACCAGCACCACTAGGTCCCGACACAGAAGATCCAGATACCTTACTGTTGGTTCTATATTCAAACGGTTGGAAGACAACATAGTCAACTTGAGTTTGGTTTAGGTCTAGGGGGTATCTGAAACTCATGATGTTTTGATTTTGGTTGTGGGGTAACTAGACATACTACGTATCTCTTCCGAATTGATCTCGTATATATTACTGAGAACTTCTTGCCAGGTGTATCTCCTGGGACCCATGTGGAAGTTATTACCAGTGAATCCCCATTTGTATACCCCAGTACATAGAATGAATGGGTGTTGGTCGTATACTATACCTGGAGTTTTTGCTTTATAGATGAACACATAGTATTTATCTGGTCTGGGAACAATTACACCCTTACCCAAAGAATTCAATAGGTTTCTCATATTCATCTCTGGACTTCTACTCGTCGCCCCCGGCAGAAGTGATCTTACTCTATCCATCGGAAAGACTATAGTAAGTTCCATCGTAGAGAGCAGCTCTACCATCTAAACTTTCAGTGGTCACACTGTATGACTCATAAGTGAAGTCCACATTATAAGTTGTGTATGTGTTCTGTGTCTCTGTGTTGAGACTGATTTGACCGATGTTGATGGGGTATGCGTTGATAAAATTCACTCTCATTACCTGTTCGTATCCAGTCTTATCCGAGTTCCCATCTTTTGAATACTCAAGTTTCAGGAGATCCATATCCGAAACGAAAGTATTGTAATAGTTCATTCTTTGTGATCTACCCAATCTGGAGTTTTGATTTGCATTCACTGCAGTCAAATCTAACCACTTTCTAATATCTGAATATGTACTGTAATCAGTTCTCTCGATTACCGTGATCGAGAATGGTTTCCCGAACATAACAGAGGTCGGTTGTTCTCTCACAATACCCATGTTCTCGTGACCAGGAACAACAACTGTGTCCAATCTGACTTCTGGGATGGTGGCAACCGTACAGAAGATATCGAGATGATCGTTGGTTTTGCTTGACACTCTTTCGGAAGGTAACCTGAGAGTAAATAGAGTAGGTCTAGATACTCCCTTATCCAACAGTGCTTTGGCGCTCTGATATGACATCTGTACCTATAAATATCATTGTTGAAGTATTTATGTTGGTATGTCTAAGACTTTGAAGGGTAAGTTCCGTCCAAAGAACCCGGAGAAGTATATTGGTGACCCAGGTAATATTGTATATCGGTCCTCTTGGGAGAGGACATGTATGAATTACTTTGACCTTAGAGAGGATGTACAAGCATGGCAATCCGAGGAAAAGTGGGTATCATACTATGACCCAGTAACAAAGAAACAGAGAAGATATTTCCCTGACTTTATCATCAAGTATAAGAGGAAAGATGGTGTATTGGTGACAAGAATGATCGAAGTCAAACCCCATAGAGAAGTAGTAGGACCCCCTAAAGAACCCAAGAGAAAGACAAAGAGTTGGGTCAATCAGGTGAAGACATATATCACCAACCAAGCAAAGTGGAAGGCAGCAAGAAATTATTGTGAGGACAGGGGTTGGGAGTTTCAACTCGTCACCGAAAATGAGTTAGGTATGACCTGATAAATAGATGTAAGTTATATTATTTCTATATTATGGCACTCCCTAAGCCAATTAGGCCTGAGTATTCGACCACGATTCCTTCCACCGGTAAGAAGATCAAGTATCAACCATTTAGTGTAAAGGAAGAAAAGATTCTCATCCTAGCATCTGAGAGTGAGGATCTGGATGAGATCAGTAACGCCATTAGTAATGTATTGACTAATTGTGTCACAGCACCTTCTGACTTTGACCCAGAGGAACTTTCTCTATTTGACATTGAGTATCTGTTTCTGAAGACTAGAGCAAAGTCTATTGGTGAAACTGTCACTGTTCTTCTGACTGACCCAGACGATGAGACATACAGTAGTAGACATGAACTGAATATCGATAGTATTAAGGTCGTCAAGAATTCGGAACATACGGATCTCATTGACTTGTCTGAGGAGATTAAGATCAAGATGAGGTATCCGGGTATTGAGTTCTTTACTAGAGGATTGGATATCGACAGTATTGACAGTAGTGTATCTGTCGTTGCTAAGTGTGTTTCTCAGATCGTTATTGGTGAAGAGGTCTATTCCCACACCGAGATGTCTGAGGAAGAGATCATCGAATGGTTGGAGGGATTGACCAACGAACAGTTCACGAAGATTATGAAGTTCTTCCAGACGATGCCTAAGTTGACCCATACGATCAAACACAAGAATAAGAAAACAGGAGAGTTCTTTACCGTCACCCTGGAGGGACTGGCCGATTTTTTTCAATTTGTATGATGCACACTAATTTTCTCAATTATTATGAGACGATCTTTAGTTTTGCACAATACCACAACTGGTCTGTTACTGACATCGAGAATATGATTCCTTGGGAGTTCCAATCCATGATTGCACTAATGTCCAATTACTTGGAGAAACTGGAGCTAGACAGAAAACAATCTCGACTGTAACCTAAATAAAAGAAATCAGTATCCTGAATGGAATCCAGCAATATCCTATTGAAACTATATAAGGACTCTGCAGAGATCAAGAAATCTGTAGGGTCCACTTATAGTATCTTGGATAAGGTATATGGTGGTCAAGTAAAGGACAGGAAGAGGGAAGAAAAACAAAACGCAAAGGATGAGAGAGATAGAAAGAGACAGGAACAAGCCGAAAAGAGAAAGAGAGCAGACTGGCAAGGATTTAAGAAGAGAGAAAAGAAAGACAAAAAGAAAAGTAAAGGTATACTGGACTTCTTAAAGGACGCGATCGGTCCTATACTTGGTGCATTGGGACCGGCATTGGCTGGGATTGGTCCTATGTTGGGTACTGCTGTCGCCGGCCTAATCCCTGCAGTCACTGGGGCTATTGCTGCGTTGGGACCGGCATTGGTCGTCGCGATGAAGGGTCTTGCTGTTGGTGCCCTGGCTGTGGCCACAGCGAAAACAGTGAACACTGCTGCAGACAGAGTCTATTCCCAAGTAGGATTATCCGGTACTACCACGAAGGGTACCCGATTTAATCTCAGAGATATTGTAGAACTTCAGGAGACACAGAGAAAGTTCTACCTGGACCAGGGAATTAATAGTGAACAGTCTCGGGCAAGACTTAGACAGTTTGACGCCCTCACTGATGCGATGCGTCGTGGTAAGAGTGTTAACGATCAATTGTATGATGCTCGCCAGAGATTAGAAGAAATAGAAAAGAGATTGGGTGATGATGGTATCAGTAGACGCGATTCTAGCGCGTTGTCTAGACATAAAGATGATCTAATTAAAAAGATACAAGACTTGGAGACCAATAAGGAAGCCAATGCAAATAAGATGACCCAACTGTTTAAGGAGCTACAAATCACAGATGAGGATTTGGTTCAAAGACAGGTTAAGTCCGGTAGAAGAGACATCAACGCACTCCCCGATCACATCAAAAAAGATTCCATTCAAGATAGAAGTTGGACCGGTCATGCGTATCATTCGTGGACTTTTACTGACTATGGTGACGCTGCGATACAAAAACAAACTGGTGGTCATATTGATGTTCCTGGTTCTGGTACAGGGGATAAAGTTCCCATGTTACTTCCTGCTGGTTCCTTCGTCCTGAACCGTACAGCATCCCGTCACTTCCAGAACGGTGGTATGGTACCAACTCTGTTGGAACCCGGTGAGAAGGTATTTGCCCCTGGTGATTGGGACTCATCCATTGCGAATCTAAACTCGGCCATTGGACGATTCCAGACCGGTGGGTCTGTCGGTAGGGAAAACAAACCCACGAAGAAGGGAGAGGCAAGAAATGTTGCAACACTTCTAGAACCTGGTGAGAAGGTATTCCTACCTGGTCAGTGGAATGCTGATATCATGAATATGAACTCGGCCATTCCTAGATTCCAGAAGGGTGGGGTTGTGGAACACCTTCATGGGGATCCACAAAGACCTGGATATGAACCAGCCGGACACGGTAAGGAATCCAATGCTCATGACCACTATGCGTTCTCCAGCCGGAATATGATGATTAGTGTAAAGGATAGTCTGGTCAGTAAGGGATATAATATTACAGAGTGGAATGGAGAACCTGGACATGCCCCTGGTGGTTTCCACTATGCAAATGGTGGTAGTGCATTTGATGTTCCATGGAGTCAGTTTGGTAGTGGGCCAGTAGGGGAAGGTGACTTTAAGAAATCCAGGAAACTCGCAGAGGATGTTAAGTCTGCTCTATCGTCTGCTGGTGGTGATCCGGGTACTGTTAGCCATACTGGTGGGGCAGTAGAAAGTGGTGGTGGCACCGGTAGTGCTGCTGTTTCTTCTACACCTAACCCGGGTTTGGGCAATGCTGGTGCATTCCTCTCTGAATTTAGTAAGGGTATCTCAGGTGACTTGGGACTTGATCTATTCGGAGGTAGTAATCTCGGAAGCGGAAGTGCTGTTTCTGGTGGGGGTGGTTCTTCTTCTAATGGTGGTGGTACATCATCACCGGGTGGTGCATTTGGTGAGTCATCGCTAATCAAATCACTTAATGATAAAGGAATCACAAACAAGAATGAGAGGGCGATGTTCCTCGCACAGATGGCTCACGAGTCTGGTAACTTTAAGTATGACGAAGAAATTCATGATGGCTCTAATTATGAGGGAAGATCCGATCTGGGAAATAACCAACCTGGTGATGGTAAGAGATTCAAAGGCAGAGGTTACATTCAGCTCACAGGTAGATCAAACTATAGTCACTACGGAAGTAAAGTTGGTCAGGATCTTGTGGGTAATCCTGATCTGGCAAAAGATCCTAACATTGCTGCAGCTGTTGCAATGGCGTATTGGGGTGAGAGAGTTAACAGGACCGCCGCTCAGAAGGGAGATGTTTTGACAGTCACTAGGAATATCAATGGTGGCACTAATGGACTTGCTGATCGAGAGGCAAAGTACAAACAATACTCTGCTAAGGGATTACAGAGAGGTGGTGTTGTTGGTATCAGTAAGATGCCTTCGTCTATGCATGATAGATTCAATGAAGGAAATGAGAACTTCAATAGACAACTAGCATCAAATGCTACCAGCAATCCCATCGTTATTGGTGGGGGATCTGGTGGTAATGTTGATGTCAACACAGCACCGGAACCAAATCAGAAACCACCTATCCTTCCAGATGGTCCTAGTTCTAATCAGGCTGCTGATTATTTCTACCGTCTTAATCTTGGGGGTGTATTATGATTGATAATAATATGGCCAAGTTTTTCTCTAACCTTAGAGATCAACAGCTCGTACAAGACACCAAAAAGATTCATGAATTGGTCTCTGACATCCATGATATTCAGAAAGATAATACGGAGCGGAAGAAGAAAGAAGAAAAGAAGAAGAAGGCACACGAGAGAAGAATCTCCCAATTGAAGAAGAGAAAGGAAGGTCCTGCACCGAGTCTTCTGGAGTCCCTTTTGGGTAAGAAGGGAGAGAGAAAGAAGAAGTCCATACTTATGAACAAGTGGGTACTTGCTGCCCTTGGTTTGGCGGGTCTTGGTGCCCTTGGTGTTATCTTTAAGGATCAGATTGGTAAGGCAATTGGTGGGGTTAAGGACAAACTGGTTTCTGGTATCAAGAGTACGATTTCTAATATCGTTGGTAATATTACCGGGTGGGTGGATAAGAATATCACACAACCAGTAAAGAAGGCGTTTGGTGGTAGTTCTTCTTCCTCTTCTTCTGGACCCAAAGGTTCACAAATTGATAAAGAAGAGGGAACAAATGCACAGAAACAACAAAAGCTAAAGGGGGAAATCGCTAAGTTGATGTCAATGTCTGGTTCGGAAATGTCCTCTGAAGACAGACAATCTCTTAGTACAAAAAGAGATCAACTCCACTATCTTCAAACTGGAGAAGAGAGGGGGTCTACTAGTAGACTCGGTGGTGTTACTGGAAGTGACAACATTGGGTCTGGTGATATTACTGAAGTAATTAGATCTCTGGATAGAGTAGATAATGATGATAAGAAACTATATGAGAAACTTGATAAACTTGTAAGAGATAGAAGTGAGTACAATGATAAGATTGCCAAACACCTTGAGAAGGTCACCACTCTCACTGACGAAGGTCAACAGAGACTCCTCAATAATGAGATCAAGGAGTTGGAGGGGAAGAAGGCAGAAGTAGATGCCGAGATCCAGAAGTGGTTGACTACAAACGCGAGTCTGAAGGACGCACTTATTATCCAAAGAGATAATAGGTTGAGAAGACAGAAAGGTGGTTCTGTTGGACAGAGTGATAGTGGATCTGCAAGAGGTGGTACTGTACCTGTTCCTCAGGAATCTGATCTACAACCATCAGTTGGAAGTGGTACTGCGGCTCTTATGGACGCAGCAAAGAAAGCGGCAGCCAGTTCATTGATGAGTGGTATTGGTGAACAGTGTGCCAACTCCACTCGTGCTGTTCTGACTGCTGCTGGCCACCCTGCAGCAACAAAGACGACAAAGAAGGGAGACCTGGATCCGGAAGGTCTTGCGTATAACGCTCCATCGTTTGCAGCATCGTTTGCTGGATCGGATATGGGTACTGTAAAAACTGATATCAACTCTCTAAACCCTGGGGATATCATGTTGTGGAAGGACACTTATGGTAACTATGCTCCAGGTGCAATCACACACGTCGGTATGGCCGGTCCAGGTAATAGTCAGTATGACCATGGTAGGGCCACTGGATGGAGAAAGAGAAGTAGGTCATCATTGGCTAGTAACTTTGCCTATGGTATTGACTTGAATGGTACTGCAAGTGGTAGTGGTAGTGGTAGTGGAT